GCGGTTCTTTTGCTCGCTTCGAAGAACCCCGAAATACGCGTGTAGCAGTATAACAAAAGGCCCGATAACGGAAAGAATGAACGGCCAGGACGCCGACGCGGCGGCCAGCGGGTCGTCGGTTTTAAAGACGCCATACCCCCAGGCCGAAACAGCGACAACTACCGCGAAGGCGACAACCCGGAAAGCGCCCAGGGCGATACGCGGCCGGGTGGTCTGCGGGTTTCTTGCGTCGGCTTCCAGCATAGCGCGTACCGTCTCATTGCTTTGTCTGATCTGGGCCAGGTCCACGTCGAACTCTTTGCCCAGAAGGCGCGCCTGGTCCGCTGGCGGTAGCGACTGCAGGGCGTTGTTAACGTCCCCGCCCGTGGCGTTGCCGGGCAGCTTTTTGTCCTCCGGTAAAAACTCGTTTACCGCATCAACCAGGATCCCGCCGCCCGGCACAACTTCGCGGATGACGCCGCTGCCCACCGTCTTGATAACGTCCCAAAGTTTCACCGGCGCACCTCCAAAGTCGAAGCCCAGGCCCGCGCGTCGAACGTCGGGCACGTCTTGCCGCCGTCGAAGTCCCTGTGGCCGTACACGTCACCGACGCCCAGGCCGTGCCGTTCCAGTATGTCCCTAACCAAAAAGGCCAGGGCGGCCCACTGAGCGGACGTGAAGTTGCAGCCCGGCATGCCCCCGACCATACAAACGCCCAGGGTGCCCCGGTTGTGCCCGTAAACGTGGGCGCCGACTTCCTCTTCTATGTCGCCGTCGCCGTCCAGGTCCCGGCCCGTTTCGGTCACGCCGTCGCGCCGGATAACGTAATGGTACCCAATGTCGGACCAGCCGTCCCCCTCGACGTGCCAGCGGCGTATCTCCGCCGCGCCGATGTCCATACCGGCGGGCGTGTCGGCTGCGTGAATTACTACCTTTTCGATTTTCACGGTTTACGGCTCCAACGATTCAATGTAGTTGCCTAACAACGCGTAACCGGTGGGGTTCGGGTGTACGCCGTCGGATTGCGTAAACGCGGTGTCCATATACTCGCCGCCGCTCAGTATCCCGGAGCCCTCCATCCAGTCAATTTTGATATTTGCGTCGGTAATGTCGGAGAGATTGTTTTCCCACCAGTCGCGATAATATACCGCTGCGTCAGGGAAAAGCCCGCCGGAATCGGCGTTCGGGTATATGGCGTTTGTCAGCGCCACTTTTGCCCCGGTCGCCACAATCTTGTTAATCGACGCCTGAATGTTTACGCTCCGCTGGGACGGCGTAAAGCTCGCGCCGTAGTCGTTCGCGCTGGCCTGTAAAAACACGACCTGAGCCTGAGAATCGGCCATTGCGCCGTTTATTCTGGCGTCAATTTGGGCTGAATTTTGCGACCCTATCGACTTGTTCACAATGATGTTATTTCTAACATTCGGATAGAGGGCGGCGGACGCTTGCCAGCAGCTTGAATAGTTGGTCAGCCCTTCTCGGTAGTCCGGCGCATACAAAGTTGCGCCTTCAGATATGCTGTCGCCGATTGAAAAAATGTTCGGCTTGGCAATGAACAATTCGTGGACGTACAGGGCCGCGTTATCGTTGCCGCCCTGTATCATCCTAATCGTAGGGCGGTACGGGTCCGCGCTTTCAACAACGCCATAGCCTACCCACGCGCCAGATTCTTTAATAAAGAGCGTACCCGACTGGAACTCATCGTTGTAAAGCAGGGCGATTTCGACGGGCTCCACCGAGTAGTCAATAACCGGCCCCTCAATCCCAATAAGCGCGTTTGCCCCGTCACGGAAAGCGGCGGATATGCGGTTTTGTTCTCCCGCGCCTGTTACCCAGTTGTACCCAAGTTGAACCGTTACCCGACCGTCCCCCGGTCCGCCAAATTGTACGCCGACGTATGATCCGGCAACCGAATCCGCCGACAATTTGGCGTATAAGATATAGTCCCCGTTATCCGTCATATTAACGTCAATGTTAACCTTGCCCGTTCCGGCCCCGGTGTTGTCTAGCGTCAGTTTAGCGCCGTCGCTTGTAAAAGTCGTATTCGCGTTTTCAATCGTCCAGCCGCTGGTTGTATTGGTCGGAACTTCCGCCAGCAAGTTGTCGCCGGTAATCGTTGGCCACCCCACGGTAAATATCTGCTGCGCGGTTATTGCGTACCATATGCCCCACGCTCCGGCGCTTTTGCCTCGAAAAAACGCCCGGTTGTCCGCATAGCCGACAAATTGCTGGCTTGCGTTGTTTGCGTCGATGTGGATGCTTGAAACGGTGCCGACAAGCCCGTCAGGCGTGTTTAGTGTCGAACCGTCGGCATAAAAAGGGCCGGAACTGCTAATAGTGTTAAGGTCCGCAGCCAGTTGCGCCGCCCCCGTCCCGCTTGCGTCAATAGCTTCGGTCGCCGTTGTGCTGGCGTCGTAGTTAACAAGGTCCGTCCCCTTCGGGTCTGCCAGTGCGCCATAGGACGCTATCGCGGAGGCGTCGTTTGTTGACCCGTCGAACTGCGCGCCGTAGTCGCGGGGCGACAGCACGGCCGTTGTGCGGACATATACGCCGGTCCCGCCCGGGTCTGTTTCTCCCGTCCCCGCGTTGTAGTTGGCGATCCGGGCGTTCTGATCTGCGCCGGCCTGGTCGGCAACCGCCGGAACGGTCGGGCTTATGTACTTCCCGCCGTCGTGTAAGCTCTTAGACGGCGCCGAACGGCCCACGAACACTCCGCCGCCGGCCTGCGTCCCCGCCAGCCACCCGGCCGCCTCGACGCGCAAACCGTCCGCCACGAAACGGCCAGCGAAGCCGGAAGAAACGGCGGAAACGGGCAAAAGCAAAACGCGTTTGAGCCCTTCCAGATATTGCGAGGCGCCTACGCGGTCCGGGTTGCCAGTCGGCACGATGCCCGCTTCGTCCAAAACGGCTTGCTGGAAGCCGAAAAGGTCGTTCACCAACGCCGCCTCCCAAGGCGTGCCGGTGCCGTCGCCGGGCAGGGTGATGTTTCGCGCTTTCCCGTACGGGTACTCTGCGTCGGCCGGCGCGATCTTTCCTGGGTACTGGTCTTCCGGGTTAATTGCCATTCTTAGCTCCTCACGAATATTCTACAAGCATCCCTAGCCACAGGTGGGCGGGGCAAATTTTAAGGCACAACGCTTCGAACTCGTCTTGCCTGGCCGGCGTAACGGTGGCAAGTTCCCCGAAGGGCAGGCCCCCAATATAAAGGAAGTACGGCCACTTGTCGCTGTCAGCCGGTACGGTGTAAGGGGCCCGCCTTTCGCGGAAAGTAGCGTAGTTTCCCGCCAGGGCGGAAGGTTCGCCACACGCGGCCAGGGCTTCGCCACACACCGGTATTATGTCGCGTTCTGTAAACGTTATTTTATTCACTAAGGGGAAGCCGGACGGCTGCAGGCTGTTTCCCGACTGCGCAAACTCTTCGCCACACGCGGCCAGGGCTTCGCCACATTCAACCAAAAGACGTACGTCGGTGTATTCCCGGCGAAGTCGCAACAGCGGGTTTCTGGGCGTAGCGCACGCCGTAGACCCTATGGCCGGTTCGCTTCCCGGCTCCCACCATTCGTACACATAGACGTCGAACCCGTTGGCGCGTAGCGTGTCCTGTATGTACCGGGGGTCCTGCCCGCCCAAAGCCCCCCAGGCGGCCGAAAGTCTGTCCCGCCGTTGCGACTCCGAAAGGTCCACACCCGGCAATCCGAACTGCTCCTCCCATGCGGACACTTCGCGGGTAGTTTTCGGGAATATGTCAAGCCAAACCAAGTCAACGAAGTCGCGCGCGGGGCCTAACGCTTCCGACAGCCCGGAGAAAAACGCCCGAAGGTTCTTGTCTACGGTCAGGCTCCACGCCTTGCCCCGCGGCAAAAGGTGCCGGAGCGTGCGAAAGAGAGTCATAGCCAGGACACCGTTTCCAGCTTGGCTTTCTCACCCGCCCCAAGGGAATAGATGTCGATAACCACCCCGTTAAGCTCCAAAAGAACGCCGCCGAATATCCCGCCCCGAGAGGAAACCACGTCGTCCACTACGCCGCCCAGGGCGCTTCGGGTTACCCGGTCGTTACGCGGGGGCGTCGAAAGTCCCACGATGTACGGCGCTCTTCCCGCGAAGTACCCGTCCAGCGCTTTTTCTATCTGGTCCCGTACGGCGCCCAGGTCGTCCACGACCAGGCCCGACACGCGAACGTCGAACCCCAGCCGGTTAATGGGGAAGACGTTGACCAAAGCGCCCGCCGGGCGCCTGGACGCCAGGCCGGACTGGTCAAGGTTTACGGCGTCCAGAACCGACTGCAGTTGCGCGCCGGTGGGTATCCCTTCCGGGCTTCCGCTACTCGCTTGTGTGGCCTCGACAAACAGATCGACCTGCCCCGGGCAGTCGCTTGTGTACGGGTACACGTTTAGGACGCCGGCGACCTCTTCGCCCCACTGTTCGTAATCTGCGTAGGCGCCACCCTGGGGGGTTTTCTGGAAGCGGTCGATCACTCGCTGGCGGTATGCGCCCTCGCTCTCCGCGTTGGCCGCGGTGGTCGTCTGCGCGGTTACGACGGCGGTGCGCGCGACGTTTGAAAGCGGGTTAGCGAAAGAAACCTCGTCGCCCGGTTCAAGGTTCCCCAGGGCCCCCAGGCCGCCGCCGTTGGCCTGGTCGCTTGCCGCTCGAATAGTAGCCGGCACCGTAGCCGCACTGAGGGCCACCGCGCCAATCGTTATGTAGGTCACGCCGTTCGCGGAGTTTATAAGCTGAGTGCCCGACGGGAGTAGGCCCGACAGACTTTCCACGGCTATGTCTATTTTAAGTTCCGCCGCCGTGGCGGGCACTGGGTCGCCTACACCGACGAGGCGCCCCCACTCGACAAGGGGCCGGACGGTGACGCCGTTTATTTGCGTTGGGTCTATCGTTGCCGTTTGGACAAACTGCTGTAGAAACGAAAAGCCGGCGTACTTGTAGAGCAAAATGAAAACGCCCGACAAGGCTTTCGCCAGAACCCGCAAAAAAGAGCGGGGCAACAGCGGAATGCTCTGGTTTAGGGACGTTTCAAGCTGGGCGATAATGTTGTCGTTTATCTGCCGTGTTGTCGGTGTTGTTAGGCTCATCGCGCTTCCGCCTTCCAGTTTTCGAAGAACTCAATCGTAGAGGGCGGCCCCTCCGCGTCTATGGTCGCGACTATGCGGACTTGCTTTAAGCCCGGCATGCTGGCGGCCGCTGAAATCTTAGTTGCTACGCCCGTTTCGACCATCCACCCCAAGTCGCGAACCGCCGCCTGTTCTATGCGCCGCAAATTGGCCGGGACGGCGGCCAGGGACCGGAGAAGGTGCTGTGTTTCGCTGCGGTACCGGCGTTGCGGGTCCGGTTCGTTAACGTTCCCCCACCAGGTCTGCGGGTTGTCTGTCTGGCCGCTGTCCCCCGCGTTACCGCCGAAAAGCGAAAGGTAAGCCGCCGTCTCCAGGCCGCCGGACATTTCGACCAGGCCGCCGGACACCGACACGTCCCCGCCGTCGTTGGTCTGGAAAAGTAGCACGTCCCCTTGCTGTTCGGTCATTGCATCGGTCCCGTTGGCGATTCGGTGTTGCCGCCGCTATCGTTCGGCTGCGCATGGTTGTGGGCGGACACTTCAACGCCGCCAACCAAAGCGGACGGCGCGACAATACCCGTGGGGGTTGTAATCAACCCGGCCGGCGTGATGACAACCCCGTTAACTACGAAGTCCCCGCCGGCTTGAAGCTCGAAAGACCCCGCCGCGTTCTGCCCCAGTATAGACCCGTCCGCGGCCAGGGTCACCGACCCGTTGCCGTTTTCCGCCTCGAAGGACCCGTCGGGGGCCAGCGTAGTCGAACCGGCGGCGTTTTCCGCTACTACGGTGCCGTCGGACTTCAGCCAGTGGTCGGCGACCACCGCGCCGGCGGCGTCCCGGGAGTATGTGCGCTTTTCGCCCGGCCGGGCTTTGGGCGCGTTCTTCGGGTCGATGTAGCCGACGGCGGCAAAACGGCCGCGCTGCGGCGTAGGCCCCGCGTAAACGTAGTCCGTATTGAGCGGGAACGAGTCGTCGCCAGGCGGTGCGAAATGCTCCGCGGTCAGGTTCGGCCCTCCCCCCGGGTCCATCTTCAGGTCGCTTACCTGGGCGCCGTTTCGGGACGCCCGAACAAACGACAAAATGCGGCCGATCAGTCCCACGGCAAAGCCCCCGGTGTTTCTCCGCTGAAAGAGCCCGGAAGAACCAGGTCGAGTTCCGCCGATTCGTTGTCGCCCGTCCGGTCGAAGCGGACCGAACGCACCACGAACTCATAATCCGAATAGATCATGGCCCCCGGAGCGTTTAAGACCACGGTGGTGTTCGGTCGCCAAAGCGCCCCGGATGGGTCGCGCCAGGTACTAACCTGTACGCCGTAGGCGGCCATGTTCCCGAACATACGGCCCGCTTTGGCCTGCACTGAGTCCCGCACGGTGCCGCCCAGGGTGTCCGGGCTTTTGAAAGTGTGGGGGCGGATAACGCCGGCCAGGTACGGGTTGCGCACGGTGTATTGCGACCCGCTGGTACCGACCAGGACCGACTCAAGACCGGTTATGTGGCTGTAGTATTGCTGGGGCGAAAAGAACGGCGACACCCCCAGGACCGGCGAAGCGCCCTGGCGAAGAACAGCGACCGGCGAACCTGGCTTTACCGATTGCTGGAAAAGCACTCGCCCGTCCGGGTCGCTTGATACGACCAGGCCCCGCTGCTGGGCAAGACCGGACAAAAACCCCAGTACCTTTTCGCCGGGGTCAGCCGCGACCCGCTCAAAGACGGATCCGCCCGGCCCGTCGAACGCCGCCTCGATGCCGAAGGGCTGGCAAAGCGACGACGCAATGCCGGGTAGGTCCTGGGCGTTAAACTCGACCGGAAAAGCCGACGCCGGCGGGGTGCAATCTTCAAGAACCCCCGGCCGCGAATAGCCCGACACGGCCACTGTAGTGCTCTCCCGGGAGAGGGAAGGGACGACGCCGACAAGGGTTCCGGTGAACAGCGGAACGCCACCCACGGTCACGACAAGCGGCTTAAAGCTGAACGGCCGGAAGGTTTCGCGAAAAGCCGGGTCGTTCGGTTCAAACGGTGCGGAGAACTCCAAGGTATCCATACTGTCCAGCGAACGGGTCAGGCGAAGTTCCGACCAAAAACGGAAGCGAACGCCGTCCACCAGGACCGCCACTTCGTTCGGGCGGGCCGCCGATGCCTGGGCGGGCCGGTTCGCCGGTTCGCCGGGTATTTCTGGAACCGTAACGACGGTGCCCGGTGCCAGCGGTGCCAGCACGCCAGGGTTCGCTTGCGATAGGTTCCGGGCGTACTTTTCGGTGCCGTATGCCCGTCGGGATAGGCTTTCGAAAGTGTCGCCGGCATTAGACGTAATAAACAATGCGGCGGCCCTCCGGTAGTTCCAAAATCTCCGAACCCGTCAAGCTGTTCGAGCTGATAAGGAAGTCGAGCTGGTCGTCTACCGACCCGTACAGCTCCGCCGAAAGGTCCACGATTGTTCGCGCACGGTCCAGGACCACGGTGCGCTCTTGCTTTAGCGAAAACGAGATGCCGACCAGGAACCCGGCGGTCAGGGCCACGGCTTCTTGCAGCCTTTGGTACGCTTCGCCGGTGTCTACCGCCGCAAGGGCCGCGTAGTTTTGTTCGCGCCACGCCTCCACGTTTGAGAGCTGCCCGAGTATCGACTCGGCGGCCGTCAGGGCGGCCGCTTTCGTTTCAAACTGGGCGTTAACCGCCGAAACCACCGACCCGCTCACGTACGAAGACGCGAAAACGTCCCGCGCGTAGAACGTGTTGGCCCCCCGGGCGTCGCCACCGCCGGAAACCACCGCCCCGTCGCCGGACAGAAGCGACGAAGCCAGGCCGTTGTACGCATCCAGGCGGGCGGATATGTCCGACGCGGCCCGGGCCGGCGCCTGAATTAGAAGAG